TCAGCTCCTCTTGCAGTCATATTACGTTGCATGTAATCAGGAGCTATTTTAAGTATCTTAGTATTAGCTATGTTATTTACTTCTAGTTTAAGGAGATAGTTATTATATTCTCTATTAATATCCTCTATAGTTTTTTCATCAGGTATAGGAACATTCAACCCCCACTTTATTATGACCCCATCCTTAACTGTAACGGGACCGTCTCCATACTTCCATATTAAAGCTTCTAAGTTAATCATTATACTGATACCTCATATATAGTTAATCTCTGTTCCTCTACACCTATAGCACTAGTTGAATATACATTATTACGGTTAAAATAGAACGTACCTGTAGTAGACCCTGACCTTATCTTAAATGTAGTACTAGAGGTAGTACCTGCTGTCATTACATATTTAAAGGACTGGTTAATTCCTCTACCTCCACTTGACGAAGAATCTCCATAAGCTATTAAAGCGTCAGCGGTTGTGTCTTGAAATAATGCTACCGTAGAAACGATATTAGTATTACCCCATATACTCCCTGAATATTCTATAACTAAAAGATTGCTAGAACTTGTAGGGGTTATAGCTAATGTAACTACTTCATAACCCTCAGTATTCTGAGGTGTAGTATTATCCTGAGGTATATATGTAGTATCACTTACCGCAGATGTATGGTTAGCTGTAACCATCTGTACAATTTTATTAGGAGTAACTGTATCAAAGCTAAGAGTACCTGCTCCGTCCGTCTTTAAGAATTGCCCAGAAGTACCGTCAGCAGACGGAAGTACCCATGTAACATCTGATGCAATACTATCAGGCGCCTTGAAAGATACTGCATTAGTACCATTATCTGAATCTTCTCTAAGACTTACTACTCCTGAATAACCTGATGTACCTGTGACTGTTACAAACCCAGAGGCTTGAAGTGTATTCTGACATACCACACTACCTGTAGATGTAACTGAGGTGAATGTTACATTATCTCCAGTGCCTAATCCTATAGAAGTTCTAGCGGTAGCTCCACTTTCAGCTACCCAATTAGTACCATCCCCTACAATTATATTACCGTCAGTAGGTGTAAGATCAGCTATATCTTGGAGACCTGCATCTTGAGCTTGTACATCAGTTCCTATAACTAAGCCTAAGTTAGTTCTAGCATCTGCTGCTGTACTAGCTCCAGTACCGCCATCTGTCAAAGGTACATCGGTACCTCCTGCTCTATATATTATATTACCTTCTATATTTAAATCGCCAGCACCTGCTCTAGTTACTGTAGTATCAGTAGCATGTCCAATCTCTAAACCAGTAAATTCTGGAGTATTTCCAGTACCTAATCCTAATGAAGTTCTTGCAGTATCTCCTGATTCAGCCACAACAGTAGAACCATCACCTACATAAAATGTACCATCGGCTTTACTTAGAATACCTATAATAGAAGTATCATCAGATAGTTCTAGTCCAGTACCTGCACTATCTATCTTAATAAACTTATCAGCTACAGGGGTAGGTAGGGTGCCATCAAATCCCGACACTGCGCTATCAGTTTTAATACTTCTATCTAAATCCTCCTGCTGTTGTAAGTGAAGCATAGTTAACTTATCTAAAGCACGTTCATGCGTCTCTGCAGGGAATGCTCCTTTCTCTGTATAATCAGTCTCCTGAGTACTTGGAACACTCCTTTTAATGATAACAGTATCTGTCGATACAGGTATATTACCCGCGGTAAAAGTAACAGTACCGCTAGTATAATCAGTAAACCCAGTCCTATTACCAGTTCCAGACACAGTGTAATGAGTAGTGATCGTCTTACTTGTAACCGTTCCATTGGTATCCTTAATCTGTACTAACAAGTCTGTTGACACTAGTATAGGAAAGGAGAAGGCAAAGGCTGCTGTTACTCCATCCCCGCTGTATGTGTTCTTCTTTGTTTGATTAGTAAATGACACTTCTTAGTTCTCCTTTATTTCTTCCATAGCTTTACGTAACCAGAATAGATTATGATAAGGAAGCAGTCTAGCTATCTTACTCTTATCTGTATCCTTCAATTCCTTACCTGTAATCAGTGGTTGTAATGCACTGTATGTATCCCCTATCATGTTAGCACTAGGTCCAAAGATATAAGACTGGGTATTAAGTCCTGCATACCTAGCACTCTGTGTATAAGGATTAAGTGCAAAGGTCATATCTGACATCAATGAACCTACTCCTGATCTAGCTATACCTTCTGCCAGTAATCTACCCTCATCTATATCAGAGATGTCTTTTCCTGCTAGAGCTTGACGTATAGCATAAGATAAGGAACCTAATCCTACCATCACAACCCAACCCATTAATACATTAGCATCTCTACGTTGTAGTCCTGATAGTAATATCTTATTAGCAGCAGCAGAGGTAAATGATTTAAACTGGAACATAGTCTTACCTATCTGGCTGTTCTGAAACACTAGAGGTATGTCCCCACGTCCCGGAGTAATGATAGTAGAATCTACATCCTTCATTACAGCACGACCGAAGCGTTCCATCAATTCAGTATTATCCCAATCAGCAAGTGAGCTTATATAGCTACCGTTATGTTTCTTACCATACTTCTGGAACTGTTCCCATATCTTAGGCATATCATCCTTACCTAGACCTAGCTGAGCCATACGAGTCATAACCTTAGCATCAACCTTCCCTTTAGAGAAAGCTTCTGCTGCCTCAAATATCTTAGCAGAGGATACTTGGCTTCCTAATCTTTTCCAGAAGTTAGTCCAGTAAGTATTAAGAGTCAACTTACCGAAGTTGTTAACAGCTCCATCCATGAATCTACTTATCCTAGATTTACCTCCTAATACCTCAGGAGTACCATTACTCATGATATTTAGTATCTCATTGTTAGATAGTTCAAGTCCTACATTAAAGTGCTTAAACTCATTCTTAGCTGCCTTGCTAATCTTAAGATCACGTACCATAGGCATGATGCCATGCTTAACAACACTAGGAAGTCCCCATCTAAATACAGTAGAGCCCGCATCAGGGATGGCTGAGATACCCATATTTCCCAATAAACGCATAGTCTGATACTTACGTACCTCTTTAAGAAGCTTATCTACTGGAGTCCGGACTCCTCCCGATCTTCCAAGAGTAAGTTCAACCCAGTCATTAATTCTCTTTTCATTCTTATTAAAGTTATCCCATTCTCTATTGATAGCCTTATTACCTTTAGCTTCAGGTACTGTACCATCCTTAATAGCTTTCTCTGTAACTCTTACTCTAAGCTCTACCTCATCTCTAAGTTCTTTAATAATGTCAGAGATATTATCCCATCCATTCTCTTGAAGAACTTTATTAAGATTAGTAACAGCTTTAGCTTGAGCCATATATGAACTATAGTTATCTACTGCTTTAGTGTCTAGGAATTTCCTTATTAAGTTATCTGGTATATCTAATACCCTTTCCTTACCTAGTTTACCTGAGCCTGTTAATGAACTCATACCTAGCTGTGACATCATTATACTCTTATCACCTGCTCCTAAGATATTACGGATAGTGTCATCAGCAGCCATAGCAGCCTTAGCTGAGTCAGTACCTTGAGAGATGTAGTGGGTAGTAAGTATATTCTTAAACTCTAATCTATTCTCTCTAATAGTTTTTATATTATAAGATCTACGGAACCAGGACTCTGCCCCTTTAACATCTAAGTCCTCAGGCAGTAACTTAAGAGACTTAAGCTCATTAGCTACTTCATCTAAATCCTTACGCATACGTTGAGCAGCTTTAGCTATAGCAGGAATCTCATGTACATCATTATTACGCAGAGCTAAGTCAATCTGATCTTGAAACTGGTCAAAGCTCATAGTATCCTTACGTAGTCCTTTGAAAGCTGCTCTAGCTTCCTTACCTACTCCTTTAATACCTAGGTATTCATAGTATAACCCTTTAACATCGTTAGTAGCTTCTACTATTCTTCCCATATCTACCTTAATTAAATCCTCAACAGTAGTACCTCTAGCTATACCTAACTTATCTGTACCTGTTATAAATTCAGAGGTATCGAATAAGGCACGAGTAGTCTTACGCATAGTTGTATAGGGAGATGTAATACCGATAACCTTAGGACTTCTACTCCAATCTCCAAATACACTATTAACATTCTTAGCAAAGGTTTCATTAATATTAGCAAGACCTATCTGTTTACCTTCAGCAAGCACATCAGCTAGTATATCAGCATCACTTACCTTAGTAGCTCCTACTGAATCTCCTATCAATCCGCCTTCAAGGTGAAGCTTAGGAGTATCCCCAGTCTTAAGTACACTCTTAATAGTCTCATTGATTAGAGCATTACTATTCTTAGTAAGACCTCCCGCAGCACCTCCTAGAAGCCCGCCAAAGACACCTCCCGCTAGTGCAGCGTACCCTATGTCAGTAATGCCTAAGTCCTCCTGAGACGCGGCTAAGAGGGCTTCCTGAGCGCCTGTAATACCTGCTCCTCCTGCTGCTGTGAAGATAGCAGACTTAGCTACAGATTGAAGCTTGGTAGCCCCTTTAAGTACACCTCCCCCTGGGACGAATAATAAAGGATCAATAACGCCTGCTGCCATAGAAGCCCCGACACCTAACCACCCTGACTCGTCAAGTATCTGGTGTTGCTTCTTCTGATCATCCCTACGCTTGATATAAGAATGAAGTTCATCCTCATTATCTACCCACTGCGCTCCTTCTAATATATCAGTACGACCCATCTCTATAAGCTTAGAATAAGGATCATAAGTAGAGGAAGGATCAGCGAAGCGATCTGGTAAGCCATAGGTAGCATACGATCCTATCACGTTGTGAGTCTTGAAGGCAGCCTTGATAGTATCCGTTAAGCTTATAGTCTTCTTCTCTTCCTTTGGTAGAAGTTCTTGAGGAGCTACAAACTCAGTAGGAGTTATCATGTCCATCCATTCTTCATTAGTATACTTTGGCATTTACGTTCCTTTATTTAAACCCTTTAATACCCTGACCTATGTTGGAGATAATCTTAGCGACTTCTCTCTCATTCTTCAGAGCATCAATATCTACTGCTTCTTTCTGTGTTTCTAAGTAAACCTTAGCTGTTTCATTATCCATTACCCAACGCTCAGAAGGTAGTGGTATCCCATCCTTATCAAATCTGGACACCTTATAAGAGACAACTCCTGGTACCTTATCACTTGATTGATCCACTTCCAATACGACCTTCTCATCTGGAGAGAGTCTCATATCACTGCGCATAATTTCGTCTAACTGGACAGAGGTTAGCATAGGAAACATCTTCTCAGGAGCTAAGAACATTAATCTCTCTTCTCCTCCTAGTTCAGTCTTACCTAGTGTAGTTGCTACCTTAGCTTTAACAGCGGCTCTAGTAGCATCCTTATCCCCTTCAGTTAATGTATACATAGTCCTGTATAAGTTCATTAACTTGGTAGCCTCACCTGTAGCTAATACCTCTCTAGTAAATCCAAAGGGATCTAGTAGTCTAGGTAAGGCTTCTCCTGATATAACGTTAGCCTCACTAGTCATATCTTTAAGATCATAGTCATCTTTAAATTTAACGGATAGTTCCTGTATCTTCTCAGGTGTTCTACTGTCTACAATCTTCTTAACAGCTTCTACCGCTTTATTAACAGGTAGATTGGAAGCAGATACTAGAGAATCAATCATAGCCATATTAGATACAGCATGATTAGATAAAGTAGATACCATCTCTGGGTTCTTCTGCTGTGCAAATGACCATGCTCTATAGGCACTGGAGGTTTCTTCTACATTGCCGAATAAGGCACCATGCTCTATAGGCTTAGTAATAGCATTAACAGGCGCTCTAATATCTGAAGCTACATAAGTCTTCTCTTCTAAGGTAAGTTCCTTCTGCATCTTCTCTTGAAGCTGTTGTATCTTAGTATTAACAAATAAGTCTACATCCTTGCTAGAAGCAGTAACAGGCATACCATCCTTGACTTGCTGAGCTATATTAGCTTGGGTATTAACTACCTCTCCTTGTCTCTTAGCTTCTGTTCTAGCGAACTGGATACCAGTATTAAGCAGCTTTTGATCTATAGCTCCATTGTTAAATGCAGCCCATATATCAGCCTCCCCTGCCTTACCTGACAATATACTTGTCTTTAATTCTTCATAGGTAGCCTGTTGCTGTTGATTAACCTTAGCTTCATTCTCTCTAAGTATTCTTTCATTCAATCTAGTATTATCTTCTACCTTAGCATGAGCTTGAGTAAGCATCTGTCTTCTTTCTACCTCAGTAAGTCCTAATGCTTGCTCTTGAGATAGTTGCTCAACTGCTGTGTCAGCATCCTGAGCTATGAGTTCTCCCCACTTAGCCTTGTATACTGTAGCTCTAGTGGAGTCTAAGTAAGTATCATATTCCTGTTTAGAGATAGTGCCACTTGCTAAGTAGCTATCTAAGCTTCTCTTCATGTCTATTAAGACTGTATCTGCCTCTGCTATATTGAGAGTCAGCGCCTTATTAATAGAAGCAGACATAGTACTATTAACCTGTGCTCTACTGTAATCTAATTCCTGTTGTCTAGCAACACCTGCTGCCTTGACTGACTGAGAGGAAGCAAAGTTCCTAAAGTCTCTTGTAAACTGAGAGGAAGCATTAGGATCAAACATAGTCCCCAGACGCTTCATCATTACTTCATTGCCTATCCTCTCTATATCTTGAGGTAGGGTAGCAAAGTTAGGATTACCCTCATCGTCTACAGTCTTACTCATTCTCTCTTGAGATAGCTGATTAAACTCCTCAGTAGCCTTCTGCATGTGTAGATCATATACCGCAGTAGATAATGCCTGCTGACTCTTCTGTAAGTATTCCTTACCTAATGCAGCTACACTACCACCAAGTCTATCAGTAACTTGAGCAATGTGAGTAGCTGAGGTAGCAGCATTACCTGCTCCTATTTGTACTACATTAGTAGTTCCTGTCTGCTGTGGTCTTTGTAATATTGGCATGTTCTTTCCTTAAATAAATGCTCCGCCTAGTGATGCTGCTGAGCCTATCGCTCCACCTATAGCCTTAGCTCTTTCTACACCTGCTTGATACTCAGCTACTCTTCCTTGGAAGGCTGCTGCGCTAGCTTGGTTAAGAGCTGTAACCTTAGCCCCTGCTGCTTGGAACATGATAGCCTCTTGTCTTTGATGAGCATCATCTTTCATTCTTACGACTTCATTAGTCAATACATTCAATGTCTCATTAGCAACTTGTAAGAAAGACTTACTGCTTGAACGTAAGCCTGTAGCTGCCATAGCTGTACGTTGTTGTCCTATTAACTGAGAGAACTGTCTATTAACAGATTCAATCATCCTATCAGTCTTAAGCTTATCCAAGTCTACATTATACTGTCCTGCTTGGATAGCTCCTTGTCCTTGTAGTACATAAGCATCCGCAGCCATATTAGCTCCTGCTACTTGTATAGCAGTACCTTCCCTTAGACCTTGCATACCTATGAATCCACTGCCTATCCCGCTTATAGCTTGAGGCAGTACAGACCCTAGGGAAGACATTAAGTTACCCTTGTTAGTATTATCAGTAGCCATCTACTTCACACTCCCTTCCGTTACCATAAACAATCCTTGTAGTTGAAATGGTAGAGGGTCACTTACTGTGAAGGACACACTACCAGTTGCATTCCAATTAGTTGATCCGTACTCTAAATCCCCTGTGAATAAGGGAACAGGAGTGTCCATAAGATCATCTCCATTCCTTGAAGGTATGAAGTTAGTACCATTCAGTAATGGAATAGTGCTTGCATACACTCTAGCGTACACTCTAACCTTACGTTGTAACTGTCCTTGCATGATACCTTCATTAGTATTCCACTGAGTATTAAGGGTAGCTATTGTTGTTGTATAAGGTAATCCTACTGTTACGTTGTAAGCACTCCTATCTAGTGTAATAGCTCCTGACGATACTGTCTTATTAGCGTGTACTGCTCCATCTGCTTTTATCTGAACTTCCTTACCTTCTAAATGGGTTAATCCTGATATAGTAGTTACTAGCTTATGGACATAACCTCCAGATGTATAAGCAGTAAAGGATGTAGTATCTATATTATTACCATACTCATCATTTAATTCAAACGTACTAGCTGTCTTATTAGCTACAACATACGTTATACCTTCAACCTCAGTCATCCCGCCCACGCCTATCATCTTGACTCTATCTCCATTGGATAGTCCATGAGATGTAGAAGTAACTACTCCAGGATTAGCCTTGGTTATACCAGAGATAGCTGTTCCTGCATCATAAGTTAGATAGGAGTCACTATACCCGTGAAGGATACCTGTACCATCTTGATTCTCGAATCTCTCAATGTAGCGCTTAGTAGTACCATTTATAGTTCTATTTACTATAACATATATATGATCATCTCCTGACGTAGGTATGACCGATATACTCTCATAACTTCCATCTGTACTATATCTTGACCATCCTATTACGGACTGCTCTCTTTCATAGACCCCTGTGAGTATATCACCACTTGAATCTACAGCATATATTACTGAGTCTGGATTATAACCGTAATCTAACGAAGTTATAGTACTAGGCATATGCTCTGCTAAGAATATAAGATCATCCCCTCTATATCCATCAGAGGTAAAGTCATAGGACATAGCTCTTAATTTCTTACCTGTGCCCTGTATGAATACTATCTCCGTACCGATGTTGATAGGATTTTGAGTATCACTGCCATAATAAGTCCTAGGTAGTTGTCTGACGTTAGATGCTGTGATTGCTGATCCAGAGGTTGATCCTAGTATTGCTAATTCCTTATCAGAGCAACCTACTATTAAATCCCTAGCAGGCTTCATCCATGTAATATCAGGAGCTGCTAGTGTAAGTTGAACAGAATCTTCATCATCAGGTCCTATCCCAAATCCATTGAATATACCAGTCTCAGACATCCATACCCCTGTAGATGATAGCGAGGTATTTGCAAATATAAGTCTCTCTTGGAAGATAGTTACCCTAGAAGGGTATCCTCTAACACTTGTCCAGTCATCATCTTCCATTGTCCATAGTACACTATCATCGCTACTATTTAATGTCTTAACAACTACACAGTTAGCGGAATCATTACCACTTACACTTACTATCTTTAGGACTCCCCCGTTGACTAGAATGTATCTACCAACATCAGAGGACCTAAACACATCAAGTTTATAACTTTCTATACTTACATTATCTATATTACTAGTACCAGCATCTTCAAAGGATAAGTACAACGTCTCCTCAGAAGTGCTGTATCTTGTAAAGTAATCCTTCTGCTTTACCCCTTTATTAATAGTATTAGTAGCTACATTACTAGCCCCGCTAGTAGTTCCTATCTTCCATACCATAGCAGCATCAGTATCCACGGTAAGCTCGTATGTACCGTGCCACTTCGCGGTAAGGGTTTGCTCTGCTCTCCCTTCATTACCTGCTCCTCCTCCTACTAACTGTAGTGTACGATTAGTAGAGTTCCATCCTACTGTACCTGTACCTGATGAGATATTATCCCACCCGCTTGCGCTGTTAAGGAAGTCGCCGTTAAACACTTCATCAGTAGCTAAAGACTGACAAGTAACAGTTACTATCTCTCCTACTACTCCTGAACCGTCTATCTGTAAAATACCCACAGGGCTTAAATCTATTCTCCAATCTCCTGTAGCTATAGCAGAAGTGGAAGGAAAATCTTCAATAATATCACACACTACAGTAGTATTATTAGTATACTTGACTATAGTAGCAATACCATTACCTGACTCATTTATTAACTGTCTTCCTACATCCCCTTCTATAAATTGATTACTACCGCTTGCTGTGAAAGTAACCCCTGTACCTGTAGTTGCTCCAGGTGTCAGTGAACCTGAAGGGTATTCTCCTAGCTCTACTACTGGAGGAGGAGAGAAGTCTATATCTCTCAATGTCCATGATGTATCATTCGTGCGTACAAGCTGAGCAGGAGCATGAGAAGGGTGAGCTAGGTATATAATATTACCATATTGAACGTAATCTATATCATTAACCTCAGAGGAGGAATAAGTAGTAACTACCTCATAAGGGGCACCTAATACAGCACCTGCCTTAATAAATCTTATATAATTATGACCAAACTCTAAGACCAAAGCATCTCCAGAGTTATCAAAAATAAAAGGAATAAGACGTGTAGTCTTTGTACTATCTTTAACTTCTGCTATATACTTAGAGCCAGACCTTCTAATTACAGGTCCGTGAGCAGTAATATAACAATTAGTAGCTGTTTTCAATGCTTTAGAATATGGCTCATAGTCTCCCCTTCCATACATACGAGGACTGTATTCTCCTCCGTTAAAACTATACTGCGGGATAACTTGCTTACTCACCTAACTCTCCTTTTAAATACTTAATAGCTTTTGTTAAAAGGTCTTCACTGTCTTTAAACAACCCTATCCCAGTATTACATCCGGCACATAGGAGACCTCTAACCTTACCAGTATCATGACAGTGGTCTACTAATAACTTCATATCATCTAATGGTTTACTGCATATAGCGCATTTACTATCCTGCTCATGTTGCATAGTCCTATAACAGTCAGCTGTGATGCCATACTTCTTAAACCTAGCTCTAGTCTTCTCTTTGTCAGACTTGTAATCTCTATTAGCTTTACACCATTTCTTGTTAGCCTCACTCATGCAAGCTTTACATTGGCTTAACCTCCCTCTTGAACCGTCTTTTCTAGGGGATCCTTTATAGAAGGATTCTATAGGTTTTTCAATACAGCACTTAGTACAAACTTGCTTTGCCATCTTATCTTACCTTAGTTAAATCATCTGAGTAAATATAAACACCTGAGCCTTGCTGACCATCTAGTGCAAGACCTTTCTTTAAATCTAATTGATATCTTTGATACAGCCTATCTGAATTTACACCTGATCCAGTTATAGAGTAAGATAACTCATGTGCTAGTCTACTGACTATGGCAGCCTTAAGATAAGGTCCATACTTGCTTGTATCTTCTAGGTATCCTATATACTTACACTTAACTGTACTCTCATTAGTAAGGAGCTTATCCCCTTCTACAGCGTACTCTAAGTCATTAAGTCTATCCCCACTTATCTCAATGAACTTCAACCACCGAGGATTAGTCGGTAGTTGGTATTCATACGTATACTCGTATGTTGGGGTATTAGTAGTCTGGTTAAGAGTCTGTCTAAATGTACAGGTACTCCATTCACCTTCTGACATAACCTCCTCAGCTATATCTTCATATATTGTATTACATAAGTTAGACTCTCTAGTCCCATCACTTAAACTTGTTATTGTACTAGCTCCTATTCTTGTAAGGGCTAGGTTACATATTTGAACTTTAGACGCCATCTATATTCCTCCTAATAGCATAATAAGGAGGACTACCTCCTAAGAAATAATCCTACCTATATGATATTACTCTACAACGTAAGTAACAACTACACTAATATCACCAGTGACAGCAGTAGCTACAGTAGCAGTTTGAGTCAATGCAATACGCAAAGGAACACGAGGATCTTCTGGTAGACCTGCATCTTCCCATACATAGTTGTTAATTGCATTGATATTACGAGCTTCGAATGCTAACTCTACACCAGAGGTATTAGCAGCCTGTAAAGTAGTGATAGCAGTTGCATAAGCATCTTCATCAATCAATCCACTTGCTGCATAAGAA